TCTTGAGTCTTGAGTCTTGAGTCTTGAGTCTTGAGTCTTGAGTCTTGAGTCTTGAGTCTTGAGTCTTGACATATTAGTATCCTACGTTATTTTACCACTAGTTACTTTTCTTGTCATTAAAAAGCATTTAAATTTTTATATTTAATTTCGTTGACGTCAATGTTTTTTGCCAATGTACTTACTTCTTTATGTGAGCAGTTCATATTTTTGACGCCAACGAAACATTTAGTGCTTCCCTTCTATTAAGTCTAACCTAGCTTTTATTCTTTCTATTTCTCTGCGCTGCCATGCCGCCTCGATATAGAATAAGAGATCAGGTCTGACCCCCCATCTAGATCCTGCTGGCGTTATTTCAACGCGCTCAATGATGTCTTCCATTACCATCACTGGATTATCATCCTCATCAACAATGATGCTCCCGTCATTATCAGTCAGCGGTATTTCCCTTTGGCCAGTAATGACGTCATCATATACTGCGGGATAATCGTCATAGCAAAGAAAGGCATAGCGGCATGTTGTGCTTTCTTCTTCCATGAGTCCGTGAGAAATAAGAACATCACGAAGTTGCTGCGCGATTACACCATGATGTATCCTCGCCCCTTCTTCCCCCTTTATAGCGACAGCGTTCAGCCATTTATAAGCGATATACCTGACGTCACCCCAGGCATCCAGCAATGCTTCGTCAGGAGAGACCGCCTCTGTCTTTAATGTTCCGTCACTGGTAACCACAGGATTGGAGCCAAGATAAACTGTCGAGAACCTGTTTCCCGGACCACCAAGAGCATTTACATTATCAAGATAAGGTTTAACATCTCCGTTCTCAAAAAGATGTTCGAGTGCGTTATATACCGCGCGACGTGGAGTACTGCTTCCGGAACCATGCAACGTTATCATTGCGCCATCTGCTGAAGACGTTGTTTCACCGCCGCTAACGATTAATCTCTGAGCGGTAACATCATCAGACGGTACTTTCTTCGCAATAATGGCGTAATTACCCTCAAGTTTGACTTCCGCGCGAACTTGTCCTGATGTACCGGCATGGACAGTCAGTGACTGGACGGCAACATCATCTGTGAAATCAACGGGTACAGGAACCGTCCTCACGCCTGACGTCGACATAAAAGTAGGAAGCGTTCTGTTAGGAGTGGCTCCGTAGACAAAATCCCTTGAAACAAATTCTTCCTGTTTAATTTTCACCCTGAAACAATACAAATCAGCCGGGTGACCATCGTGAACATAAGGATATTTTCTGTTGTTATCCCCTATGCTCCATGGGTTTAGAAAGTCTTCCCCACCGAAAATGTAGTACAGCCAGTTGTCTTTGATACAAACTGAACCAACACCAACCGCAGAGTTAACTATTCCGCCCTGATAAATCTGATCAGTAACATTAACCCACTCTACATTATCCAGACTCCACTCATTGACGTTAACTCTGGTCATAAATGTTCTTGGATAATTTCCTGCATAACGGTTATCAGGTTCTCCTCCTTCCCACTCACCAAATGCGCGCTCACTGCCAAAAATAATCAGCTCATCGCCAACTTTGGCAAAAGGAAGGTTTGAGTGATGAACATTATTTGGGAAGCGAAGAGAATTCCATGATGTACCTAAATCAGAGCTTCTGTGCAATGAACTACCGGGTTGAGTACTTAATGTCCCCCTGGTCGTCAGATACAGAATGCCATCATAATATTTTACACATGGCTCAGATGCATTCGCCTCATATTCTACAGGTATGCGTCTGCGAACAAAGCTACCAGGAGAACCGAAAGCATCAGAGAAATAGAGTATCCCAAGCTCGCGTGGATCAATATCACCATTATGGTAGCCAACAGCAAAACTGTTATCGCTAATCGTCGCAAAACTGTGAATCTCAGTAACAGGAGTGCTTCCGTCAACAAAAGAAGGAATAGTTCCAAGACTGGTTTTTCTCCATGGTGACGAGTGAAATGATGTACCAAAACTCCAGTATCTACCCTCGTTATTCTGATCCACATCCTGGGTATTTTGCGTCGTAACTGTAAAAGTATTTTTATCAATGACAGTAGTCACCGTCATATTCCCGGTAACACCTGTAACACCAGAGTTTGAGAAGTTGACAAAATCACCAGCAAATAATCCGTGATCAGTAATGCGAATATAAGCGACTTGCTGATTTGCTGCTTTCGTTATACCACCATAAACGCGAAGGCTGCGACTCATTGGGCGATCCCACAACTCTGCAACCTGCAGTTTATTTCCGCTCACGGTCCGCGTCTCAATTACAGCAAAAAGGCGATTTCTGACAACCCCCATACTCATGCAGTGATAGTTAACTGTGGGATAGTTTTCATGTAAATCTGTAAGCCATTCCGGCGTTGTCCAGGTCTTCCCGTCATCTCCTGAGCGAACCCATGCAACATGGAGGTTATTTACACCATGGCGGTCTCCAGCCATAAAAGGCGCATAGATGACATTGTCATATACAAACGTTTTATCCTGCGTCCAGGCGTTGTACCACGGTGTATCTGTAATTTTAAATAACTCTCCTTGGATAAAATCTTCAGAAGCATAAAAAAGAGGCTGACCCGGTATTCTCTCAAATAAAAAACGAGCATTTTTAAATCGACTGACATCTGGAAGAGTTGATACTTTAAAAGTAAGCCCTCGCCCATCTATCTTTTCACCACCTGTTGCAACAGAAAGTAATTCTGATAGAGCTGATGTATCATCATGAACACCATCACCAATAGCCCCCCAACCTCTTACATCATAACTGTCTCTCCATCTTGCTATCTGAAGTTTTGGGTATTTATTCGCTCCATCTGGGTCTTCTAATTGCTGTCGTAACTGATCAGGATCATACTTCAGCACATTCGGAAAATAGAACTGCTGTGTACCATACGCATCATAAACAGCCATAGAATGGCCTTGCACGGTTACGAATTTGGCAATCTGTCCGTTATATACCGGATATCCAGCAGCGTTAATGATTATTGGTTGCGAAACAGGAATGTGAGAACCGTCTTCGTTCTCTACATAAACCTGAATCTGGTTTTCAGGATTTACCGGGTCAGTGTCAATTTTACCGATATAAATTTTGCCATTGGCTACGGCTTTAAAAGAACGCGCCATAGTGAAGAGTTGCGAAGGCATACTCACTACAACATTGGCTGTAATGTCTGTCATTTAATTTGCTCCAGATACAAGGAATCGCCGCAGCATTGCCACAGTGATGTATTATTAATCAAACAAAGAGACCACTGTGGTCTTATTGAGGATGCAACCAGCAGATAATAAGATGCCGATCCACTCACAAAAGCGAGGCATCAAGAATGGGAAGAGATGACCCGCAATTTAATCTGCGGCTACCTTACGAATTAAAGGAAAAACTAAAACAGCGAGCCAAATCCAATGGCCGCTCTCTTAATTCAGAATTAGTTCAGATAGTGACTGATGCTGTATCAAAGCCATCCAAAATTTCAGGCTATCGAGACGATGCGGAACGCATCGCTGATGAGCAGTCCGAACTTGTTAAGAAGATGGTGTTTGATACGCTGAAGGATTTGTACAAAAAACCCACCTGATGGTGGGTTCCATTTATTAGTCGTGCTTTGTGGACGGTATAAGGGATGCATTTGCCTCTTTAGGCTTCAAGGTATACATCCCACCATTAAATGGATCTACAGCAAGCCAACCAATTAACCCACCAAACACAAGGTTTCCACCAATATACCAACCATTAGCATTGGCTTTGATTGGCAGGGTAACTGGTTCGTACCCATCCTTCTCCATAGTGATCTGGTAGCTCTTTTTGCCAAAATAACTACCATCTGACTTGGCAAGAGTTACTCCTTGCGGGGTCTTACCTTGCGCAACAATCACGCCTGATTCGTCTTTTACCTTAAAGCTCGCACCGGAAGGATTGCTGTTCACTTGCACAAGTTGCGTTTCATCACCAACAATAGTTGCGCACCCAGATAACATGATAGCGCCAGCAACGACGCTAATAATCCTCTTCATATCAATTTCCATATTTAAAAAACCGGAAACATCCTAATGACAAAACATTCAAATGTGAAGTAGGCAAAAGATGTTTACTTTTTTCATGGTATCCTGCTCAAAACTAAGGAGGTTGGTGTGAAGAAAGTTCTTGCTGCTATGTTCTTATTCATATCTTTTGGGGCTACAGCAGAGTGCTGGGTCGTTGGCGATATGCACGGAATAAGCTATTCAGAACGAAATAATTTTCAACCGGAAGAAGATGGTTTTAGTGGAACATTCATCATTAAGACAAACGGTGAAGATGCCAGTATCACATATTCTGGGACGGATGCGGGCGGCATGGCTTACAAAGCATTGTCTAAAAACTCCATCATTGGAATCGGCGCGAATGGCGAAACTCAACGAGTTATCGACTCATGGGTAATACATCCTAATGGAACAGTTTTAATGTCGAAAACCATTTCTGGTTATGGGAATATGGATTCAACCAAAGCTTTTGTTGGAAAAGTAAAAAGAAAATGTTAACGATTGAATCCCATTCCCCATACGTTACTGCTGTGTTGCCTCAGTAGCAAGCAGCGGCCTGATGGCATTTGCAGCGTTACTCAACGCTCTTTCATAGGCTGGCGTTCCTGCTTTGGTGTTTGCCAAACGTAAGAGAGCATTCCTTGCTGCTTTGGACTCATACAAGCGCATCATTGCACCGAAACCAGCCTCAAGCCCCATTGATACGCCAAGAGTCGCAGTTGCGCCAATCGTCCTTATCCTGTTGGCTTGCGATTGCCCCGTCTGAGTTACTACATTTGCGGTGTCTGACCTTGCTGTTTGCTGTAGAACTTCATGAAGAGCATCAAGCTCTTTCATGTGCTTTCCAGAAAAAATAGTGTTGTAAATTTCACCGCCTGACTGAGATTTCAGCTTATTAACTTCAGTGATGAACTTGGCTGGAGAGTCACCAGCCTTTTCCGCTATTTTGCTGACGTAAGCTGCACGCATAGCATCTTTCCCTTTATCATCCAATGCGCTCCAGATTCGTTTCACGTCAGATGGTTTTCTGCTTAATACAACGGTATTTATAAGTTCAGGACTGGCTTCACTGCTTGCCTTGTTGAGCTTGTTAGCAATGTTTTTATTAAGCACCTTATTATAAACGTTTGCATAATCGGAATTTGCTTTAAGGTATTTTGCTGCGTCTGATGCACCGAGGTTTTTAGCAACTGCGTTACGAAGGTCTTTTGACATTGCATTCTCTACCATATTGGTAGCTGCTTTTGCCTGGTTGGGGAAGACCATAGCATCTCCCTGAACATTAGATCTAAATGCTGTTCTGTGCTGACGCAAGAGATCAAACGTAACATCCAAATCAGTTGCAGGGTCTGCTAATTCTTCACGTAGGTTACGCAAGGATGTAAGCAGGCTTTGATTGGCAGACGTCCCAAGCCGTTCCTGTCTTGCGATCGCTGTATTCAGAGCATTCATGGTATTTGTGGTATCAACTGCGGCATTACCCATTTTATTGGTGACGTCATTGATAACAGCGCCAGCGGCATCCTTCCGCCCCCTTAACGTGGTGGTCAGAGATTTCACCACGTCATCAGGGTTGTACTCACCAAAACGGTCAAAATAATTGCTTACCAGCTTACTACGCGTTGCATATTGCTCCGCTCGCTTTGAGCCTGTCCCGAGCAAAGCCCCCTCGGCATCCTGAGTAAGGCCGCGAGTGAAAGCATTTTTCGGCGGGATAACATCAGATGTCATTGGTGTCACGCCCATAGATTCTGATGTGGCAATTTTCTTCGCCACTTCTGGCGCAATATCACCTTTTATAGCCGTTATTCCACGCCCTATTCCCTTTGCTGCTGCGGAAAGAACACCCTGAGCGGCAAGGTTAACTCCGGCATTTTTAGCTGCATTTTGTGCGAAATCGCCTTTCTGATTTGCTGCCTCTGCCAGTGATCCAATAGCCATGCTTCCTGCTGTTCCAACTCCTGGAACTAAATACCCACCAATTGTTTCACCGGCTTGCGCGTAGGGGTCTGTCGGTCTGTCTACTGGACGATAAACATCATCCAAAACCTTGGGTCCACCAAGCCCCTGACTGATTGCATTAATCAGACTTGCGCCGCCCTGCAATACGTCAAATGGTATGTTTACCAGACCACGACCAGCCTGTTCTGCAATTTGCCCTGCACTTTGACTACCAGTAAGCCAATCGCCAGCTTGTTGCATCAATGATGGTTCTTCCCGTGTTGGTGCATTATTGGCCTGATTAGCTGTTTGTTGCTGAACAGCCTGACCAGCAAAATACTCATCAATGGCGGTGCCAATATCTTCGGTGCTCGTACCATCAGGAAAGGTAAATGTCTTACCGTTTGCAGTTACTTTCATCATTCCACCGTAAATTGAATGCCTGATTTTGAGGTATATGATCCAACCTGATTCCGTGGTTCTCCTGAAGGTGTCGAATCTTGTGCTGGCGCTGCGTCAGTATTCATTGACATATACCGCTTAACGGCACTCCCCAATGATTCACCTTTTTTAACATCCAACCCCAATATCTGACCGCCATTACGCGATTGTCCAGGGTTGCCATTCGCGCTCATCCACTCGGCTTTAAACTCATTAAACTGCGCGTTTCGTCGCTCAAGGTTTGCCATAGCATCAAGCCATCTTGCGACCGTCTCAGGGTTATCCATGTCAGTTGGTGCACCCTGACGAACGATCTCAACGTCTTTATCCGTTGCGGGGCCGGGAGGTAGGAATTTAAGAACCTGACTGTTAACAAGGGCATTTTGGCGAATGCGCAAATCACGCAATGTCGTATCGCTTCCGGTAAGTTTTGCGAACATGTTCTGTGCGTTACCGAACAAACCTGTCGTTGGTTTTTCTGCTCTGAACTGTTGAGCAAGCGCACTCATAGAATTGGCTGAGTTTGATGATGCTGTGGCATTGTTTACAGCCGTCTCGATGCCTTTTTCCATGTTTACTGACAGCTTAGGTGCTTCGCTAATCAACTGCTGAGCCTTTTCCTGCGCTTGCTGCATCTTAAACCCGAACTCTTGCTGATCCAGAGCCAAACGTTGTGCTGCGATATTGTGCCCAGTCATTGCTGACTGATAGGAAAGGTTTTGGCCTCTCGCCTGAAGTGCTTCTCCAGCCTGATTGCTGCGGATTGTCTCTGCCAGTCTGCCTCGGTCAATTTCACGACCAGCCATCTTGTCCTGAACAGCAAACGCCTTTTCTGGCCCAAGTGCACCGAGAGACATAGTAGTCAGCATGTGTGATAGCTGCTCTGGATTCTGGATACCTGTCTGAATCATCCAGTCAGCATTAGCACCAACGCGATTTAACCTGTCCTTGTTGTCAGTAATGAATTTACTGTAGGCTTCCGGTCCCTGAGAAAGAGCTACGTTAGCCCTCATGGCTAAATCGCCCATATCGTTGCGTTGCTGATCATTAAGACCGGAAAACGCCTGTTGTGCCTGTGCAACAAACGCTGGATTTTCCTGGGCAAACTTAAATAGTCCCGATGGATCACCAGAAGCCCATGCATCAGCATGAACCTTATTGAACGCACTAATCGCTTTCTGTTGCTGTTCCTGATTGTAAATATCAGCAACTCCAGCCAGACCACGTAACGCGGTCAGACCAACGTTATTTGCACCTGATCGAGCCAGTTCATTGTTTTCGCGAATCAGACCAAGCGTTGCGTTAATGTCGCTTGCCTTTGGTGCATTCTCATTTTGCGTACCAATGCCAGCCAGAAAACCACCAGAATTAATACCCTGTTGCCACGTAGCCATTGATTAACCCTTAAAACAGTGAACCAAGCAGACCAAGACCAGCACCAATACCAGCCCCCCACGGAGTTGATAGCTCGAGAGCACTGGCTATGCCACCACCCAAAAGCGCACCGGATGCAGCACCACTAACACCCTGCTGCAATGCTGACGGTCGGTTGGCGTTTGCCGCCGCCAGTGCTGCGCTTTGCTGCGAAATCTGACTCATGTTGTTGGCATATGTTTGCCCGGCGTTTGCCTGTCCCTGAAGAGCGCCAAGACCGATATTTGCCAGGTTGTTGTAATTGTTCATTTGTCCAGATAGCCATTGCTGACCAAGCGTTGGTGCGATTGTTGCTAACTGATTACTGGTTGCGGTGGAACCCAATCCACCTGTTGCTTCCGCTGCCGCCAGACTCTGATAGCGAGCCTGACCAGCAAGATCTTTATACTGCTGAGAGTTGTAATACTGGTTAAGCGCCTGACCTTGCCCTTCCAGAGACGATAAGTTCTCGAGGCTGCCGAGATACTTATCAGCCAGAGGAGTAAACGGCTTCAGGTTGTTCATGATGGTGTTGAACTGCTTATTTTGCAGGTCTGCGGCATACTTCTGAGCTTCTGCGGCATACTTTGCACTTTTATCAGAACTGCCACCTTTCCCGCCTTTTTCAGGGCAATAAGGTTCCTCGCCGCGCAGTTTTCTGCCCAGCTTAAATGCATATAACATGGCTATCTCCCGTGATTCAGGAAGTCGATTAGTTCTTCGCGTGTGGCGCTGTAAAAAGTCACGTCATCCACGCCTTTGAAGTATTTCTTGATGGTTCCTACACGCTTAAGGCCAATCATTGCGCAGTACATCTGACCGTGGCGGAATTTGCGTGCGGCGAACGATGTGACGCACTGAACGGTGGTGTTAGTCAGAATGTATCGCCAGAACGCCAGCCCTATTTCCTTGCTGAAGCCGCGAATCTCTGGCAGGTACATGGCGTGGCAATCGAATGTAAGCGGCTGAATCTCCTGATAGTAAACAATGCCGCCAAACTGACCGTGCACGTTCACCTCAAAGTAACGGCAATCAGGTTTGTAGTCGTATCCATCACCGTTGTTGCTCCCGGCGATGATGTCAGGGTGATTTCCTACTGCTTCGATCAGGTCGATGTTTCGCGTTGGTTTGAATGTAATCATCAGTCAATCAGCCCATGTAATCTAAGTGCTGTTTCAAGCGCCAGAATACGCTGCCGCGCCTGCTCCAAACCTGTAGCGATAGCTGCGACTTCGGATTGTGTGTACGTAGTGCCGACCGTGTATGACTGGTTAGCGTTGAATGAGCCAAGAAGTGGTGTGCCTGTGGCCGCTGTCCATCCGGTCTGCCTTGCTCCAACGACCTGAATTCCATCAACTGAATATGATGTTTTTACATCCAGCGGTGACGCAAGAGACTGCGATTCTGTTACGGTTTTCGATACGTAATCACTCTTAATGTCAGATATATCGCTTTCTACGCCATCCAGTCTTTGGTCAACAGTGACCAGATGCGCCTGAATATCGATAACCTCATCCAGCAAGTAATCAACATCGCTACGCAGTACAACTATCTTCCCTTCGGCGGTTGTTAACCTGACCTCAAGGAGATTTATCGCTTTTGTGTTTGCGGTGATTCTTGCATCGTGGTCAGCCAGTTCGACATCCTGTTCATCGTTTTTCACCTGAGCATCGTAAGCGCCCTGACCAGCCTGATTTGCTTTCCCGGCAATTGCGCCGACATCAGCCCCCTGATTAATGACATACAGCAGGTAAGACTGGCTGAATATATTGCGTGGAAGGATTGATGTATCGAGCCGCGTCGCCTGCACAATAACAGGGGTGTTGAGATTCGAATCAGCCATTACTCGATCCTTATCTGGCAGCCAGACAGAGTGACAGGTGACTTCGTGATAACGCGCAATTTGAAGCCGACATTTTTCCTGATGCGCCCGACTCGCTTCCACAAAACGCGTTTGTCGTAAACAAACGGTTCATTCTGCTCAATCATCTGCTCACGACCGTAATTGATGCCGTCAGTGGTTGCAGAGAGAAAAAGGCGGTCGGCGTACTGCGCAACGCCAGTTGAAGATTCAACTTCAAGGTCGAAAACTCTGGCGTTATCCGCTTTGAACAGAGGAGTAAACAGCAGATGCTCCTGTTGCTTGTCGTACTGGCTGCTGATGTCGAATTGCAATTTCCCGGTCACGGACTCCAGCTTATCGCCGCACGTTATCTGATTGCCTTCGTAAATGAAGTCGATAGCGCGGTACACATCGTCATACAGACCTGTTTTCAGTACACACCATTGCGGAGCATTGGCGCTTGAAGATGCGTCGTATACGAGGACATGGCGCGGAAGATGGATAATCAGCAGCTCATGCGCATCAAATCGCAGAGACTCCATCACACCATCAGCCAGTTCATCAGCAGTGTAGGAGCGAAGAATTTTCTCAATGCTCGCGCTGGCGATTGGTGACACCTGCCCGGAACCGATGATGTATACAGACGGCGCACCTGTTGCCGGATTGCTGATGAACGCATAGGAATCAGCGAATGGCGTTTTGCAATAGGTTCCGGCGATGCCTTTTTGCACCATCAGTGATGGCTGTGCGACATACAAAGCAGCACCAACGGTGGTTGCGCCAGTCAGGGAGAAATATTCAATAGTCGATGAACCAAAGCAGACGATGAAGTCTCGCCATGTCCCGATACCGATGATGCCGTCCGGCTGCGATTCTGCGCGATATTGTGCACTGTATCGGTCAGGGTGCGATTCGTCTTCAAGGTCAGTGATAAACCATGAATCAGTTCCGTCTTTTGACCACGCATAACGCCCACGTAAGCGAGTAATGTCGCGAACTGAACCTAACTCATACTGCGTGAATCCACTGTCTGTAGGCCAGTTTGAGACGGTTTTAACCGTGCCATCATAGCGATACTCGACCAGTTGACCATTAACGCCTACCGCCTGTGATGTTCGACCATGCGCCATTGATACGCGACCACTTCCGGCAACATCACCAACCTCGCTTTCGCCCTTATACAGCTTGCCACCACACACGCGATAAACAGCATTCTGCGCCATGTTGTACTCGACGCCTCGCGATACGCCGTTCACATCAGAACGTTTGGCAATGCCCGGGAATGAGCGAAGATATCCGCTGCTGTTGAGGATTTCTTTGGGTGTAGCCAACATATTCACTGGCAGATAGTCGATATAGTCGGCGTTTCGAAAGTCTTTGCCGACACCTTTCATAAGCGGAAGTTGCTGAATCGGCATTTATTCACCTATGCGTTTGGGATATCGCCATCAATCAGAGGGAGATCGCCTGGATAATATCGGTCAGATGTGAACACGTCATATTTATTACCCTGTCCTACAGGAAAATCTCCACGTCGTCGCATTGAAGGAACAACCAGAGTGTCGGTCATCAAGGCATCATATGAGCGTTGGGCGTTACTGAGAACTTGCGGAGTTGGTTCAAGGCTGTAATCAGATAGCATTCTCAGCAATAACTGATAGCCTACTGCGTGTTTGTATTTTCTTGGAAGACCTGACTCATCATCTGGTAATGGCTGCTCATCTCCAGTTGCGAAAGCGTAACCAATGTCGCCGGGGTTAATCATCCACTCGGACATCATATCTTCCAGATCATTTACACCATCTTCAATTGATTGCGGCTCAACATCAGTCAGCGATGCATTAGAAGCAATAGCAAACTTACGAAGCGCAAAAAGGACGATCTCACCCTTTGTCAGTACTGTTGCCATTGTCTGCCGCCTTACGACCTCGCTTACTGGTCGGTTTCAATTCATCAACTGAGGCAACAAAGCCCAACTTTTCGAAAAACTGGAAGTCTTTTTCTGCGATAACGGCCTGTACATGCCCGGATTCGTTATCTGCGGCAAGGAATACACTCATGCGATCCATATTGTTTCCTTAAAACATAAAAGGGGCGGAAGCCCCTTGTTATTACGGATTACCGAAGAACTGACCGCCCATGTGAGGGTTAAAGCACACATATGCAGGCAGTAAGTCGAAGCGCATTTTTTGCACGTTGGCATCGCCATCTGCGTATTTATGTACGCGGATGGAGAAACCTTCATATGTTGCAACAGCAGAATCAATACTGTGCAGTTTCGGCAGTGGGATAGAGCCAAGTCCACAGAAAAACTTGTTATAGAACAGGTTTGGCTTCATTGTCTGGCTAGCAGTGCCTACTACAGATACGGCATCGCCTGCCGCTACCTGACGACTTACAGAGTTGTACTGCGGGTTTGTAGTGTCATAAATCGGAACACCAGAAAGCGTAACCGTCACATCGCCACTGCCGTCTGAATCAGCATCAGCAGTAACCGTTGCAGTGAAGCTAATTGGTGTGGCTCCGTTATACAACGCCTGTTTGGTCTGCTGTTGCAGCCAGTAGGTATTGGTGAATTTAACCTGATCACCAGCTTTCAGGAAACCTGTAACGCTGGTTGTCGCTCCGGTCAATGTTACAGTGAACTGGTATGAGTCTTTAACTGCGTTATAGGTAACAGTTGGCTGTGTTTTGACTGTCAGTGTTCCGCCAAATGCCCCCTGAGTACGAGAGGCAAGCCCATTAGACATCAGTGCGCGAATGCCGCCAAAATTGGTTGGGATCTGTGCATTCTCCCATGCAGTACGAACCAATTGATCTGAAGCGTGCAAACCAGTCTGCGCATCAGCAAGTCGCTGTGCAGACCATGGATCCATTACAGCATAGTTTTCACCTTCATTAACGCCGAGGTCTTTCAGGAAAGATGCCGTCTGCGCAACATCAGACCATTTGGTGATTGGAGTATTGGGGCTACCAAGTGACAACGCACCGTTATTCATCATGAAGTGAGCAAGCTCTGTTTCAAGGTCGGTAACGATTCGCTGGCGAACCGGCGCGAGAATTTCTTCCAGTTGGTTAAGCTTGATCGCTTCCTCCAGTTGCTGATATTCAACAGCAACAGTGATGTAGTTACCTACACGCCCCGTAGCTTTACCTGAGATCAGGTTGTTTTTATTTTGCCCTGAAATATCACCAGTGGGAGTACGGAGGGATGAGAATTGATGCGGACGTTTAAAGCTAACGCTATCGCCAGTGCTGGAGTTGATTTCACCTGCCAGCAACTGACGGTCTACGGTTTTCGCCAGAACTAAATCTGACATAAAACCCGGAAGGAATTTTTTCAGAACGATTTGACTGACGTTACTGTCGAGATTGTTAGGCATTTATCTTTTCCTTATTCGATTTTTGCGCCGGGGCATAATTTGTTGAATTCGTCTTGTTTCGCATCAGCACCGCCACCACGTACTTCCGGCTCTGGCTTGATGGCTTTCTTTGGTTTTGGAGCAAGGCTTACCTGTTTGCTAATCTGCCCCAAGAGGAATGCTGCGCGAATTGGATCTGTCTCAGCGGCTACACGCTGGCGTAATTGCTGGCTCTTACCTAAGCCATAGGCGAGTAGTTCAGAGCCTTCGTCTGCACAGTGAATGATGATTTCCTGCTGAATTGGTGGTAGCTCACTAAGAACAATGGCCTCCATTTCCTGATAATCTTTCACAGGAAGTTTGGCTGCCCGTTGTTTATGCGCTTCTACCCTTTGCTGGAAACGCTGTTGGTATTCCTGTTGCTGACGTAGTTTTTGTTGCTGCTGCTGTTCGACACGGCCTTTTTTCTCATGCCAATCAGTCAATGCCTGTTCAAACGCCTGTTCGTCATAATCACACGACTCAAGAGTCGGTTTTGGTGGAATAGCGTCTGGTTGTGGTTGCTGATGTTCCGCAGGCTTGGCTAATGCTTCCTCAAGCTGGCGGCGCAACTCACGGTTTTCTTTCTGTGTTTCTTTGAAGCCTTTGCGAAGATCTTTCACCCATTGCGGTGCAGGTTGCCCGTCAATGTGATCATCATCGTCAGCGTTAAGCTGAATTTCTTCATCACCAATACGCAAGGCGTAATCTTCTGGTGTCTCTTCGGTTTTTTCAGGATCAGTTGCCATCTCTTTTCCGTTGTCATCCTGGCTTTCATTCTCAGGCTGTGACTCTGTTTGGATGATGGTTTCTTCTGCATTTTCCTGTGTTTCAGACAGGTCAATAACCTGACCGTCGATGATCAGTTCGTTTTCCATTGATTACTCCTGGTTAACTCGGCATTAAGTCTGCCGGTGACTGTGGTGGTGACTGGAATTGCTGTTGTTGTGACTCGGCGACATCTTTCAGAAGGCGTATTGCCTCCATCACTGCTTTGTCATCGATGTTTCTGGCTTGAGCCAGTTTATAGACAGTGTTTGCCTGACTCTCCATCGCATCCTGCTGGGCAGTAAATGCTTTGATTTGAGTTTGAGCAGTTTCGTTAGTTGCTTTTTGCGCTTCTGCCTGCGCTGCTACCATTTGCGCCTGAGCGAGAACCATTTCAGGATTTGGCTGGCTTTGTGCTGCCATTTGCGCCTGTTGAACAATCTGCTGCTCTTTCTCATTGCGTGGTTTTGCAATGCCAGATATCAGCAGTTGGTTTCGGTTGTACTCTTTGAAGTCATCAAGGCCTTCGCCATCGATATTGTCCAGAATAATACCCTGAATTGCCGGGCGCATTGGGTCTGTTGGAAGCATAGAGCTAAGGACATTTGTCAGTACAGAAACCGTTGCATCACGTCGTGCTGTGTAGCTTGGTCCAACATCAACCGTCACATCGTATCGACCGACAGAAAGGTCATTTAACGCAACAACTGCCCCTGTTTGCCTGTCAACAACCTGTGCGCTCAGGACAGCGATATCATCACTTCCATCTTCGTTAACGATGCGCACTTCACGCTCTGAACCGTACACTTCACGAGCCATTGACAGCCATACTTCACCAGCGCGTTTAAGACTTTTCGCCATATTGTCCAGATAGATAAACGAAGCCATATCTGCTCTGTTCATCAAGTTGTTAACCGTTTCCTGAGCAATATTACTTGGCATCTGCTGCATGGCCTGACTGCCGCCTGTAACCTCCTGAATATCTGCACTGGTTTGCTGTAGTAATGCAGCCAATGCCTGATTCATAACCGCAGGCTGTGTATATCCTGCCGGGGTAGCTCCAGCGATAATATTGCCAGATTTATCTCTCACTTCGCGCAACGGCAAGAACGCTGGGCGTTTCTTGTTGCGAGCCTCCCAGTGCTTCTCAAGTCCACGAATTTGCTCCATGCCAACTATAGGGATCTGACCGGGGTCTTGCGCTGCAGTATCAGCCAGCATTGATACCTGAAGGTTATACAAACGCTGTGGATCCATTGCTTTTGCAATATGTCCTTCGACACGCTCAATGTCATCAATGAACCAGCGTTTTCCATAAACCGGGATGAGGGGGATATGCTCACCAGGAATACGTCGAGGTTTCTCAAGGAAACCATCACCATCCACTACGGATACATACACACGACGGCGCTTCACTGAGCGCCTTGCCACTTCCTGAAATCCAGCTATTGCCAGTTCATCTTCAATATCTTCAACCTGATCACTGTCGTATGTTGCAATCTCTCCAGTGATTGGATGTCGATAACTGATGACGTCAACAGACTCTTTACGAACTTCGTAATACTTCGCTATGTAAATAACATCTGCATCAAACCAGTCATATTCCCAACTGGTCATAGACGTTACATCCAGAGAAGCAGGAGGTTTCTTTCCGTATTCAGCCTCATATTTTTCAGGTGACAACGAATACATACAGAACGCCCACAACGCGTCAGATTTGTCGTACTTCTTAGCGTCAGGGTCAAACCACACAGAGCGCGACGGGTCGTATATTGGTTCAATAGCAATACGCTGACGATCGTCCATGGGGTCGTATTCATTGACCAGCATCGACGTCAAACGGAAGCAACCGAAACCACCAGTAGCAGCGTCGTCAAATGCATTATCGCAAGCCTCACCGCCATCAGTTTCTTCGTAGTCAGCACGGAACAGACCATTTAATTTATTGGCTAACTCTTCGCTTGCCTCTCTGTCACCAGGACGAAACTTAACGGTGATTCTGTTATTGCGGTATTCTGCAATGATGCGGTTAAGTTCAGTTGCAACCTTATTGATTTCAAACTTAGGATACTTCTCGAACTGCTCATCAAGCTTAGTTCCAGCCGCCGTTGCTCCTTCCCATTGACCTCCGGGGACACGAGCAAACCTCGTAGCTTCAATGCACTTTTCGCGCACTTCCTGCTGTGGAGAATAGGCGCGGTCAAACCTGAGCATGATCCGCTCATGTTTTTTCTCTAATGTCTCTGCCATGTTTACCAACCGGAGGATGAGGGAACGTATATTTCAGTTTCTTCGCGGACCAATGCCGGGCAATGCATACACATCATCAGCGCATCAGCCAGGTTAGGAGATGGAATACCGAGCTTCTGCTTCATTTCGACCTTAGTCATAAGCTCCAGCTTCCCGTTGTTATTGAATTTGCGCTGAATCTGCGTCAGTTCTGCAAACAGCTTCTCCAGCATCTTCTCGCCTATCGCTTCTTTGTCGAAACTCAGCATGTCGTCGGGGTCTGCATACTCACCGTGAACAACCGCCCGATATGTCAGATACAGCCTGTCAGCCAGCGCGTAATAGAATTGCGCTCGCTTATTGCGGAATACATCGCCAATAGTGCGAACGTTGTCGCCCTGCACGACTTCATCAGCCCATGCCCCGGCCTGATACGGTGCATCTTCATCGAATGGCGATTCGCTGCCCTTGAACATCGTGGCGGTGATTTTCTTACCGGAGAACGCTTCCGTTGTCTGTCTGCGTAGCCCGGCACCAACACCATCACCATCCCACAGGTAATGGTCAGCGCCGTCTTCAATCGCCAGCGAAGTAGCCCAGTCAGCACCCTCGTTGATGTCCATCAGCAGGCCTTCGGCAATGCGCTTAACTACCGAACCGTGACGCGATGCGTAACCTTTAGCATCTGGCCCTGTATCTGACGGGTCATGCGCAGAGACAACCGCGCCTTTCGCTTTCCATCCGAGTTTCTTGTGCGCATCTGTTGCAGCTTCAAGCCATTCACGTTTGATGATTGCCATATCACTTGCGCTTACTGGCTCACCAAGCCAGATGTGACGATACAGTGTCGGGTTTCTGCGTTTACACTCTTCCATCTCCAGACGGAGAACTTCAGGAAAGTGCGGGTTGTCGGTGTAGTTCACCGTCAGCAGACAAATATCATCGGGAGGGTTTACTACGAATCGCTGATAGGTATCGTCGAGGATGTTTTTCGGGTTGAAGCTCACCCATATTTCGGAAAATGGCTTGCGGATGGTTGGTATCAGGATATCCCATGATTCCTTCGTTACCGCTTCCGCTTCTTCCACCCAGCAGATATCAATGCCTTCGAGCGATTTAATCTTCGTCGGGTTGTTTTTGATGCCGTAGAACATGAATTCAGCATTCGTTCCAAGATGACGAATCATGGAACGCTGAATTTCAAACTCAGCCGAATACCCTTCCCGCTCAATGGTATCTTCAAGCAACCGGATTACCGAATCGCTGATACTGTTTTGCAGTTCACGAGCGCAGAGTATGCGCACAGGCTGCCGACGCGCCGCTTCAACAAGCAGCCTCGCAATTGCCCATGATTTACCGCTACCTCGACCGCCTTTGGCAACTTTGTAGCGATGCGCCTCAATGAACGGTTCAAAGATAGGATTAATCGAGGTCATTTTCCGAATAGAGTGCTCATCGGTGATGTTTCAATCTGAATTGCGCCGCCGTCTTTGCCTGTTAGCTCGTGATCAACCTTGTCGCGCCATTTATCCTTCTGTCGGTTCTTAAGCCAGAAAATGGCAGCGGTTGTATCAGGCGGGTAATACTTCTCAAGCGGAGTTTCGACAATTCTGTTTTCAATAACACGAATATCGATATCTGGAGCCACGAAGCCCATAGCGCGTTGATAAAGACGATCACTAACTTCTGCATCAGCGACGGCCTTACCCTTTTTTATGGACTCCGAAAACTCAGGATAATCAAGCTTCCACTTGTTAATAGTTGACTCACTGACTTCGAAGAAATCAGCAAGCTCTGCATCGGTGTAGCCCAGCAAGCACAGTTTGCGTGCCTGTTCGGCATACGCCTCTTGATACTTTGTTGGGCGCGCCATGTTTATGCTCCGGTAGTGAACAGGTCTAACGCTTCCTTCGATTTACGCACCGCTTCAAATGTGCGGATCGTGATATCCGAATTAGCGCCGCCTGACTGGAAGTGAATTTTGAATAGTTCAAGCTTCAGCTCGTCAGTTCCAATGAATTGAAATGCTTCTTCTGCGGCTGCGTTCTGGTTCATGACCAGTTTGTAAATCTCTAACTGGAATTTCTGTTCTTCAGTCATGGGAATAATCTCTGCCATTGTTGGCTCCGTTTATCCGTTAAAAGGGATATCAGTTAAGTTATCCCGTGTAGGGTATAAGCCATTGTCGAGACCACTCATTGAATGGTCTCTGCAATAACCGATGTCTTTCCATCAGTCCGCCACCACAAAGAATCTTTTTTGCCATAAGGCAGGAGGTTCATCTTTCAGTGGCTGCCAGTGTTATTTCCCCACTTACTGGCTTGGGTTGTTTCGCTGTACTGCCGTTAATTGGTGAGTCCGGGGATTATTTCAGTTCGTTACCAGGCATTTCTTTTAGCTCTTTCAAATGACAACGATTGAGACTAAACCACTCCCCGTGCGACCTATAGTTGTAATATTTTTGGTGCAATTTGGTTTCAAGCTCTCTATCGGCCGGAATCTTTGCAATTAGATTTAGCTTCCCACCACTCATGCGAGATATCTCTGAAATTCGTTTATTAACCCTGCGACTAAACCCTATTTTTGTTAGCCCACTATCTTCAGCATGCAGAACGTACACATATGATTTTTGCGAAGCACTAGGTGCGACTTTGTTGTAATTAATCATGTCAAACATGAAGCCTTGCTTTAGCAAAGTTTCAAAAAAGATAGAATTAACACACCCATTCCTTCTCAGCTCTGCACTTAGCTTGTCAATTTCCTCTATGATGTCGCCAGACCCCTTTCCACTTATAAGAAAATCTTGGTACATGCGACCAATTCTTGAGGTAATTTCAACAAAGTTATTCATAGCGTTTACCTTTTAGAAAGATGAGCCTGTTCGCACAGAAAAGCCGTCCCCGAGATGGTCGCCACCATATACGGCAATTCTCAGGCTCAGCTTTCTGAAAGACTCGGGATTGTTACGCGCTGCGATGCGCGGTTTACTGCAGATGTAAAAAAGCCCCGCAAATGCGAGGCTAAATCCTGGTATTTGTAATGACTGGCTCTTATCTCAACGCAGCCCCTTACCGCGCGCCAGATGCTCAATATCAAGCATCAGCAATGAGATGTTTAATCTGGATTCACTCCAGAAGTGATCATCACCCTGTCTACAGAGCCAGATGTGAAGGATGATGAGTAAAATTATCGCTATCATCGAAGGCATTGCGTCCTGATGTATTCCTGCAGGTAGTTAACCTGCGCGGTTATCTTGTCGATTCCACTTCGGAGACGGTAATAATTGAGTTCAGCATCTGCTGTAAGTCTTGGGCTTTCTCCATCGCCCATGCCGCTGGCTCCGGTCTTTGACTTTGCACAGGTGGCGGCGACTTGCAGGCGCTTACGACCAGCAGAAACATCAGCACGGAGACTTTCGATAGTCGCGTTAGCATCAGCAAGTTCCTTTGTATATCTTGCGTCGAGTTCTGCTACATCACGTTGACGCTTCTGCATATCAGCGATGATGGATGTGGCTTTATCGCGCTGTTCTTTGTAGGCGATGGCGTTATCACGGTAATGATTAACAGCCCATGACAGGCAGACGATGATGCAGATAACCAGAGCAGAGATAATCGCGGTGACTCTGCTCATACCTCAATCTCTCTGACCGTTCCGCCAGCTTCTTTGAATTTTGCAATCAGGCTGTCAACCTTATGCTCGAACTGACCGTAACCAGCCCCCGGCAGTGAAGCCCAGATATTGCTGCAACGGTCGATTGCCTGACGGATATCACCGCGATCAATCATCGGTAAAGCGCCACGTTCCTTAATCTGTTGCAGTGCCACAGCGTCCTGGCTTTTCGGAGAGAAGTCTTTCAGGCCAAGCTGCTTACGATAGGCATCCCACCAACGGGAAAGAAGCTGGTAACGTCCGGCTGCTGTTGATTTGAGTTTGGGGTTTAGCGTGACAAGTTTGCGAGGGTGATCGGAGTAATCAGTGAATAGCTCTCCGCCAACAATGACGTCATAACCATGATTTCTGGTTTTCTGACGTCCGTTATCAGTTCCCTCCGACCACGCCAGCATATCGAGGAACGCCTTACGTTGATTATTGATTTCCACCATCTTCTACTCCGGCTTTTTTAGCAGCGAAGCGTTTGATAAGCGAACCAATCGAGTCAGTGCCGATATAGCCGATGAACACGCTCGTTATATAAGCGAGATTGCTACTTAGTCCGGCGAAGTCGAGAAGGTCACGAATGAACCAGGCGATAATGGCGCACATCGTTGCGTCGATTACTGTTTTTGTAAACGCACCGCCATTATATCTGCCGCGAAGGTACGCCATTGCAAACGCAAGGATTGCCCCGATGCCTTGTTCCTTTGCCGCGAGAATGGCGGCTAACAGGTCATGTTTTTCTGGCATCTTCATGTCTTACCCCCAATAAGGGGATTTGCTCTATTTAATTAGGAATAAGGTCGATTACTGATAGAACAAATCCAGGCTACTGTGTTTAGTAATCAGATTTGTTCGTGACCGATATGCACGGGCAAAACGGCAGGAGGTTGTTAGCGCGACCTCCTGCCACCCGCTTTCACGAAGGTCATGTGTAGAAGGCCGCAGCGTAACTATCACCGATGAATTCATGATAGCCAGTGGCTACGGCTCAGTTTGGATTGTGGCGGCCGGAATCGAACCGGCTTCCATCGGTGCGCTGCCGATTGCAGTACGCGCGGCGGTCAGCTACATGACTAGTATTTTCACTGTCGCCTATCTGCTAGCTCGCCATTGATCTTCACCACAACGATAAGAGCACTGCGCGGCACCTTTCACCAATTCCGCGAGGTCTGCGGGTTCAATGCTCTTACCTGTTGTGCAAACGCAAAAAGCCCCGAGCTATTAACTCAGGGCTTTATTTAACGAGTGCATTTATCCATCGTTGGGTCAAATTTACCCAACTTTATTCAAAAAGTCAATATCATGCCGTTAATATGTTGCCATCCGTGGCAATCATGCTGCTAACGTGTGACCGCATTCAAAATGTTGTCTGCGATTGACTCTTCTTTGTGGCATTGCACCACCAGAGCGTCATACAGAGGCTTAACAGTGCGTGACCAGGTGGGTTGAGTAAGGTTTGGGATTAGCATCGTTACAGCGCGATATGCGGCGCTTGCTGGCATTCTTGAATAGCCGACACCTTTGCATCTTCCGCACTCTTTCTCAACAACTCTCCCCCACTGCTCTGTTTTGGCTATATCAACCGCACGGCCTGTACCGTGGCAATCTCTGCATCTTGCGCCCGGCGTAGCGGCACTACGACAATAATCCGCATAAGCGAATGTTGCGAGCACTTGCAGTACCTTTGCCTTAGTATTTCCTTCAAGCTTTGCCACACCACGGTATTTCCCCGATACCTTGTGTGCAAATTGCATCAGATAGTTGATAGCCTTTTGTTTGTCGTTCTGGCTGAGTTCATGCTTACCGCAGAATGCAGCCATTCCGAATCCGGCTTGTGATTGCGCCATCCCCATAGCAGCCATCACATCAGTACCGGAAAGAGAGTCAGAAGCCGTAGCCCGTGGTGAGTCACTCATCATCGGGCTTTTTGGCGAATGAAATTTAGCTACGCTTTCGAGTCTCATCGTCTTCCCCTCTTGCCATGTTTGACCATCAGGACGCCGTTAACTATTACATGACGCTCGCCTTTGCTGTCTCGGTTGTACTTGAGCACTGTTCCTCTTGCGCAGGAAAGCATCCTCGCCACTTCGGTCTGATTGCCTCGTGTCTGGATAAGAAGCTCTGGTATCGTTTGAATTGTGGCGTTCATACGCTCTCCAGTTCGGTGATTCTTATTCCAAGCCTTCCGCCTGGTACTTTCACGCCACGAATTACGCGAATGTCATCGAATTGCTCGTCGTCTTCCGCAAATCCGGCGTGGATAAGGGAGTCGAGTAAACCTTTCAGGATGTTGTCGAGGTCGCGGCGGCGGGAGTCTGGAACGTCTGCGATGACTTTGATACGGAGTCGTGATTTGGTGAAAATATCTAACTTGAGTTGGCGGATGATTTGCTGAACGTCTTTTCGGTATTTCTGGCCTTTATCGCTGATGTAGTATTGGCTTCCCCGTCTTCGCCAGTAGGTATTCACCGACGGCGGGTATGGGAGCACAAACTGATATTCGTTCATGACTTAATCTTCCCCTCCTTCAGCAGTATCGCCTGCGTCCTGATCACGCCTTCGAGGTGGTAAAGTCTGGCGTCTTTGTTGTCGAGATTATGGGTGCGTCGGTCGATTTCATCGTGACACGCGCTACAAGCCCATGCGCCGATCAGGTCGTCAGGCTTCATCCCCGTTCCACAAATTCCAGCCATTCTGTAATGTGCCAGAACTGTAGTTTCAGGATTTCCATTGCATACGCCGTAAATACGTACCTGGCATTCTCTGCCGCGCGCTTCTTTGCGTAGGTTAGCCATTTACCTTCCCTCGCAATTGAAGAATTGACTGAAGGTCTTTTTTAATAAATATGCGAGTGCGAATTGAGCAGTAGTTTTCCTTCATTCTGGCGTAGTAATAGTCCTTTCTTTGCTTAAGCTTGTTGGCATCCGCTGTCATCCAGTCTTTTACAGCAAACTTAATTAACCAGCGGTGGCAGAGATACCATTTCAGGTAATCACTCATCGTCTTCTTCCTCGTACATTGAGCTATTCGGATCGCTCATCAGTTCTGCGCAGCAGTGCTCACACACGTGAACTTCCAGCACATGCAGCTTCTGACCGCAGTTAGCGCACGTTAAAGCCCGCTCGACGCTTTCTTGTTCGTAACTTCGATTTGGGTCAATCACCTTGTATTCCTCGCACGATGTCTTAGCCACCGGATATCCCACAGGTGAGCCGTGTAGTTGAAGGTTTTTACGTCAGATTCTTTTGGGATTGGCTTGCGTTTATTTCTGGAGCGTTTCGTTGGAAGGTATTTGCAGTTTTCGCAGATGATGTCGGTGATGCTTCGTCGCTGTCGTCTCATTCTGCCCTCCTGACGCCCTGCCCGATCGCCATCAATGCCGCTTTGGATACGGTAGTAAACATCCGTCGAGGACTGATGAACGGTCGCCAAATCAGCAACATGGAACCTTTGCTGTTTCCCTTCTTCTCCAGCCCTGTCGATGGTTCGATAAAATTAATCCGTCCATCAGTAATGATGCGAACTTCGTCAATACTCTCCAGAGCCTTGCTGAACCATCCGACAGACATATCCTCTGGCACAAGCATCACTATCGTCTGTCGCTGTTGTATGCACTGCTCAGCGGCTTTTTCCACCCACGGCCTGATATTGCTGTACGGTGGGTTATTCCAGATTGCACCGTGGCTTACCCACTCAGAATTGAGCGCGTCGTCGGCCTCAGTTAGCCAGTGAGCACACAGAGCATTTTTGTCGCTCGCTGCCGAATCCAGCCAGAATCCAAACTCAATATCCAGTGCATCAAAAAGCCAGAGCGGCGTTTGCCAGCAGTCCTTGTCGTGTGCTGGCGTATTTGATTTGATAGTCATGCAGCCCGATCTCCCCATCTCGCTTTCCACTCCAGAGCCAGTCTCGCTTCGTCTGACCACTTAACGCCACGCTCTGTACCGAATGCCTGTATAAGCTCTAATAGCTCCGCAAATTCGCCTACACGCATCCTGCTGGTTGACTGGCCTATTACCACAAAGCCATTCCCGGCAAGGTTAGGAACAACATCCTGCTGCTTTAATGCTGCGGTAAACACACACTTCCAGCTTTCTGCATCCAGCCAGCGACCATGCCATTCAACCTGACGAGAGACGTCACCTAAGCAGGCCCATAGCTTCCTGTTTTGGTCTAAGCTGCGGTTGCGTTCCTGAATGGTTACTACGATTGGTTTGGTTGGGTCTGGAAGGATTTGCTGGATAGCTTGAATGGCGTTCTGCTGATGGATGGTGCTTCTTAGTTCAAACGTTAGTTTCCTCACCATTTACGCTCCTGTAATCGTCAAGTGCAGCTGCAATAGTCCCTATCGGGTCATGGTCTTGCCCGATAATCTCATTTACGTTTTCATCTTCTTCCACATCGAAAAAGAATCGCAGGGCTAACATGATTTCTTCGTATGCGCTCATACTCACTCCTTCACTTTGATTCCAGCGGCGCGAATCCGTCCTTCGCATTCACTAATTGCGTCGTTATAACCAAATGTGACCCCATCCTCGAAATCGGTAGAAAATGCCTCACGCTCTCTTTTTCCAGGACACTCAATCTCGATAGCTGCTCGCGATGCCTGCCACGCTTGCCAATACATCTCAACCATATTGGCGTATATTTTATTTTTAGGATCACATCCGGTGTAATTTTCAAACCATTCTTCAAACTGCTTTCTTGATTCGTCCATCGATACTTACCCTCAGTTCAACTCACAAAACGCCACGCCACTTTTGCTACGACAACAGGCATAACACCGATAATCACCCACAGGAAAATGCTACCGAAAAGCACACCCACCGGGTCTTTACCTTCGCCTACCAACCGGACAAAACTGCTGGCAACAACAATGAACGTCGCCACCATCCACATGGCACCGAGAATCCTCAATGCAGAGAAAATCAACTCAACCACGATTTACTCTCCCCCAAATAAAAAGGCCTGCGATTACCAGCAGGCCTGTTATTAGCTCAGTGATGTAGATGGTCATACGTCAGCCCCTTGTGCATATCGTCTGCCACGCGCAGCAGGTGCATTTGATGCTGTGCAAATCTGTCTGGCTTCATCCTGGTCACATGCAACAAAGTGTCCGTTACAGAACCGCTGGTAAACCGTACCAAGCGAGCCAAAACGGTTTTTCGTCACGATGATTTCAGCAAATGGCGCGGCGCTACTGCTCTCGTCATATACCGCTTCCCGATAGAGCATGATGATTGAGTCTGCGTCCTGTTCAATGCTTCCTGAATCACGCAAATCTGCGTTTGTCGGGCGTTTGTTTGGTCGCTTCTCAACATCGCGCGAAAGTTGACTTAGGGAGATAACAGGCGTTTTCAGGTCTTTCGCCATCGCCTTCAGGCTTCCGGAGATGTGAGCAATTGCGAGGTCGTTGCGGTCTGCTTTCGGCTTCTCAATCAGGCCAAGATAATCCGCCATGATGAGTGACAGGTTTGGATTTTCCTGTTTGTGCCGTTCTGCGATTGATCGTATTTCTTCGACCGATAACCGCGAGGCATCGACTACCCATACATCCAAATCTGCAAGCTGACTCATGCCGTTAGCAACACGTGCCCAGCCTTCGTCATCCATCGCTGCAGGATTTCGCAGCACACTAACCGACATCCTCCCGGCGTTGGCAATGCTTCGCTCTGCAATCTGCAATGCGCTCATTTCCATTGAGAAAATCAATACTCCGCGCCGGACGTCAGAACCAGGAATAACACGACTTGCAACGCCTTCGGCAATCTTCAGCGCCAGTTCGGTTTTCCCCATACCAGGACGAGCGGCGATTATCACCAGGTCTTCCGCGTTCATCCCTCCGGTGATGGCGTCAAGTTCTTCGATTCCGGTCTTCAGGGTATCGGACTCTTCTCCGTTCCTCAGACGCCTGTCAAGCGTGTCAGTGTAGTCAGTTATGATTTCCCCTAACCGTACAGGTTTAACCTCGTCACGGGGCTTTCTGATGGCTGAAAGACGCTTTACAAGTTCATCCATCGCCTGACTCGATGCGTCGATGGTTCCGCTCTGAATTGGTTCACGCATTTCATCCATGATTTCCAGCACCAGACGGCGGTGATAGTTATCCGCGACCATTCCGGCATATCCCTTCAGGTTTGCGGAACTCGGGCAGTTTTTGCTGGTCATCAGGATTGACGTGAAATGCTCCTCTCCGCACGCCTCGGCAACCATCAGCGCGTCGATTAGGTTTCTGTTTCGCGCCTGCTTGCGGATAACCTCGAAGGCTTTCCGGTAGAGCGGTATTGAAAACGCTTCCGGCTCAAGCGTTGCCAGAACGTCACTGGCAATTGGTGTTAATCCACCAATCAGCAGGCCACCGATAACGCTCGCTTCGATATCCTGTTTCATGCAATCCCCCTGTCTGCAAACTTCCCTTCCCGAACTCCCGTTAACGAATCTTCCCTCAGCAGGTAATCAAAATCTGCCGTCCAGCCCGTGTCGTTGTCTCCGAAGTAAAACGGCTTGGCCTGAT